AAATGATACTAGGACAAATCTTTGGTGCAGTAGGTAACTTAGCTTCTACATACCTAGATGGTAAGGTAGCAGTACAGAAAGCTAACGCAGAGATTAAAGTTAAGCAGGCTACAGGCGAGATTGACTGGGATATTGAAGCAATCAAAGCTACCCAGAACTCGTGGAAAGACGAATGGATTACATTACTCTTTTCAATACCATTGATCCTAGCGTTCTGTGGTGATTGGGGTAATCAAATAGTACAAGCAGGCTTTACTGCTCTAGAGACAATGCCTACGTGGTATCAGTACTCACTAGGTGGAATTGTAAGTGCCAGCATTGGTATGCGATCTGTATCTAAATTCTTTGGAAAGAAGTAATGACAAAGTTAAGTGAAAGCTCAGAGTTTACAATACCGTTAAAGAACCTACTGGCTCTTATCGGTGCAACAGCTGTAAGTGTTTATGCATACTTTGGTATTGAAGGTAGGTTATCTTTTATTGAGCATGAGCAAGCAATGCTTACGATTGAAGTGGAAGAGAATGATACTTGGATTGATGAATGGAAACCACCAGCATCGGTAGAACAAAACATTCAAAGAGTAAGAGATATGGAACTTAAACTAAAAGAACTTGAACTTAAATTACAATTTTTGTTAGCAACACGAAGACAATAAGGAATTTTAAAATGGTCGATGTAACTAAAGAAGAAGCTGCTGCCATAGCAAGTGGTGATAGAGAAGCACAGAGAGAAGCTAACTCTTTAAAGCGAGAAGAACGTCAACAGACTGCAAGAAAAATTGACGAGACAATAGTTAAAATAATTAAAGCTAACGCTGGTGCTTCAAGGCCAGCAACTCAACGTGGTACACCTAAGTCTTCTGCACCTAAGTCTTCTCTACGGCCTAAGAAGAATCCATACAGATGAGTTTTAACTTAAGTTCACGTAGCCTCGCTAAGTTAGAAGGTGTTGACCCTGACCTAGTAGAAGTAGTTAAACGTGCTATTGAATTAACTAAAATAGATTTTGGTGTGATCTACGGAATGAGAACACAGGAAGAGCAAGAAAAACTTTTTGCTGCTGGTAAGTCTCAGACCTTAAAGTCTAAGCACCTCGTTGGTCGGGCAGTTGACCTGATGGCCTATGTCGATGGCAAGGGCTGCTGGGAACTGAATGTCTATGATGATCTCTGTGATGCAATGAAGTCTGCAGCAGAAGAACTAGGCGTTGCTATTAAGTGGGGAGCCGCATGGTCAGAGGGAGACATTCGTACTTATACTGGCACAGCAGAAGACGCCATGATGAAGTACATTGATCTTCGTCGTAGCCAGAGCCGCAGACCCTTCATTGACGGTCCCCATTTTGAGTTAATGTAATGGCTATTGAATACAGAGGTGAAACATTTGCAGGTTACAACAAACCCAAGCGTACACCTAAACACCCAACAAAATCCCATGTCGTCCTCGCTAAAGAAGGTGACACCATTAAGCTCATCAGGTTCGGTGAGCAGGGAGCAAGTACGGCAGGTAAACCAAAAGCAGGTGAATCTGACCGCATGAAGAAAAAACGTGCATCCTTTAAAGCAAGACACGGTAAAAATATAAAAAAGGGAAAACTCAGCGCAGCTTACTGGGCTGATAAAGTTAAATGGTAAACATATAGGAATCTAATATCATGGCAACTACTACACTCACACAAGGCATTGAAGCTTATCAAACAGATATTACATTTGGAGATGGTATTGATGTAACAGGAACTACTACACTTGGTAGCTCTGTAAATAGTCTCTTCGTCAAGCACGTAGCTCACGTTACTGGTGTTACAGTTAACTCAACTGCAGGTGACTCTCCAGCTATTGGTATATTTGCACAGCCAGCAGGTACAGTAATTACAGACATTAAAATCTTTTGTGTAACTGCTCCCGTTATCGGAAGTGGTGATATTGGTTATGAAGTTGGTACATCTTCTTCAGGCGCACAAATTGTAGCTACTCAGGCTGATGAAATCTTAGATGCAGGTACAACGGTTGTTGTAGGTAACGTAACAGTTACTGCGTTAATTCTTCAGACTCAAGATGCTACAACTGCACCAGTTTCTGTTCAGTATGCAGCGGCTGCACGTAACATCTTCTGTAACATTACTAACACAGAGAATGCTACAACAGCTGGCTCGTTTACCTTCGTTATTGAATACGTACAGGTAGCATAATGGTTGATCAAGCTGCATTAGTAGGAGAAAACTTAGGGTGGTCTGTAGAGACTGCAGTTACTCTAGGTAACACTGCTACTACACACGTAGTTTGCACTAACGCTAAGATGGTGCTTATTGAAACAAGTCATGATTTAGACATTGGGTTTGCAGCAGCGGAGGCTGACGTTACAGATAATGACATTATGCTTCCTGCTGGTGTACATACTCTTGTAGTACCTAAAGCTATAGGCAATGCTACTATACTAAACTATAGACGGGGTAGTGGTAGTAGTACATTAGTACGTGTAATTTTATCGTAAAACAAAGTAGCCCCGTTGTGTAATAAGTGCATGACGGGGTTGCATTAATATCTATATAAGTATATACTAAATTATGGTATAACTATCTCTGGTAACAAAGGAGATATACCATGTTTAAAAGATTAATAAGTAGACTACAGCACAACCAAATGCGTAGAGTAGAATACTGGCAGTTACATAACATGTCAGACATTATGTTAAAAGATATAGGGATAAGTCGTGGCGAAATCAAAGACAGGTTCTACAACCAAGAAAAAGTCAACGGTAAATGCGGCTGGTAATTACACTAAGCCTACTATGCGTAAGTCTCTTGTGGCATCCGTTAAGGCTGGCGGCAAAGGTGGAAGTCCTGGACAGTGGAGCGCTAGGAAAGCCCAGATGGTCGCTAAGCAATACAAAGCTAAAGGTGGAGGATACACGTAAATGTCACTAACTAATCAGAATAAAAAGAAAGTTACGAAGGTCATTAAAGGTTTGAAGAAAGCCTCTAAACTACACGCAGGTCAAGCTAAAGTCTTAAAGGGCATGACAGGCAAAAGCAAAAAGGCTAAAAAATGAAGAAGCTTAAACAGTTATTTAGTAACATTAAGAAGGTCCTTAAGCGTATAGCTAAGGCTTGGAGAGTTTTGCTAAACAAAAAGATGTGTGAAACGTGTGAAGGGTGTAGCTGTAATACGTAATGCCATATTTAACTAGTAACATACCCCACTTCAAAGCGTGGGTACGCCGTGAATACACCAAGAACATGGAAGAGTATCACGGGGAGTTCTTACACTGTATGGTTATTGGCGTTACTACAATGCCTAACCGTACACTAAGCTTCCAAGTAATCTTTACTGGATGCGAGTCTGACGATACAGATGACCCTAATATACACGGGGGTGCTATGTGGGCTAGAATGCCACTTACTGCATTTGTAGCTGACACACGCTACGAAGAGTGGCCTGAAGAGTTACCACCTTATCTTGCTCAGCCTTGGGACTGCATGTCTCACTGGCACTCAGTATATAAACTGGAGAGAGCAAGCCCAGCGCCGTGGATGGCTAAAGTAGACGGGGAGTTTTACCCTGCTAAGTATTATTTTACTGTAGACTATACTGACAGTGAAGTAGCAGATGATCCTGCACAGCATAAACAATCTCATGTGTTGGAGTTGTTAGATGCAGGACCATACACAGGTAACATGGTTGCGTTACCTAATAACAGGGTAAGGGTTACTCACCCTGCTTGGTTTGAGACAGGTGAAGGTGCTCCTGACTTTAGGCCGAATCAACACACGTTTAATTCAAAGGAAAACGTAGACTACGTATGGGACACACAAAGAGTATTTAACAATCTTTATCGGGAGACAGAGTAATGAAGAAGAAGAAAAAAACTATGGCTAAAGGCGGAGCCATGATGAAGAAGAAGACTATGGCTAAAGGTGGAGCCATGAAGAAAAAAGGTTATGCAGCAGGTGGTAAACTACCTATGAAGAAAGATCCTAAGACAGGTGCAATGGTTCCTGCCTACGCTATGGATGGCAAAGGCAAGATGAAAAACGGTGGCAAGGTCAAGAAAAAGGGTATGGCTAAAGGCGGGGCTATGAAGAAAAAAGGTTACGCTATGGGTGGTGTTGCCTCTTACGGTACTGCTAATCCAACGCCTATGGGAATGCAAGAGCCAAAAATGCCTATGGACCCCAAGAAGCCTTCAATGGCTAAAGGCGGTAACATGAAGAAGAAGACTATGGCTAAAGGTGGAGCCATGAAGAAGAAGGGCTACGCAATGGGCGGCAAAGTAATGACGTACAATGTGGGTGGCATGGTTAAAAGTACTGGCACTCTGAATACGGGTATTAAAAAAGCTAGTCCTACAGGCTACAATAGCTAATGACACTAAAAAAATCTCAGAAGAGCTTAGCAGCTTGGGGCAAACAGAAGTGGGGTACTAAAAGTGGTAAACCATCTACTCAAGGTCCTAAAGCTACAGGTGAACGCTATCTCCCCAAGAAAGCTATTAATTCTCTTAGTTCTTCTGAGTATGCCGCTACAACACGATCCAAGCGGAAAGGCACTGCTTCGGGTAAGCAGCATGTGGCTCAACCAAAAAAAGTTGCTAAAAAAGTAAAACCTTACAGGAAGATTAAGTAATGGCACGTACTCTTACAGAAAATCAACAAAAGTTTTTAGACGTACTATTTGAAGAGGCTGCAGGAGATGTTGTGTTTGCTAAGAAGTTAGCAGGCTACAGCGAGGGTTCGTCTACTACAACTATTGTAGCATCATTAAAGGATGAGATATTTGACGCGACTAAAGAATACATGTCTAGGGTGGGGCCGAGGGCTGCTGTTGCTTATGCCAGCGCTCTTGACGATCCTACCCAGTTAGGCATCAAAGAGAAGATGGTAGCAGCAGGACAGATATTAGATCGTGCTGGTATTGTTAAGACTGAGAGAGTTTCAGTAGAGTCAGCAGGTGGTTTGTTTATACTTCCACCCAAGAATACTGACGATGCAGAAACCTAGTAAACCTGCTAGACCTCTAAAGTATGAATACTGGATGTTACCTGAAGCACCTTTTAAGGTAAAGCTTTGGGAGCGAATACCTAGAACTAGTAGATACATTCCTTTTGGGTATGAGGTAGACCCAGAGGATGAAGATTGGTTACAACCTATTTCTAAGGAATTAGAGTTATTAGAGCTTGCAAAGAAACACATAAAGAGTTATAGTTACAGGCAAGTGTCTGCGTGGTTAACAACACAATCAGGCAGAAGCATAACCCATGATGGCTTGAAGAAGAGAATAGATGTCGAAAGAAAGCGAAAAAGGCTTACTACAATTAAACGCAAGTTTGCCGAAAGGCTCCAAAAAGCGTTACGTGAGATCGAAATCCTCGAAACAGAAAGAGTCGGTTACTACTCCTATGAAGGCGGAAACACCTCGCCTAAAGATACCAGCAGCGCCTAAGGCTGCAGAATATGATGTACCTAACGCACAAGAGATAGTCTTTAAGCCTAATCCAGGTCCACAGACACAGTATCTAGCGTCAGGAGAACGTGAAGTACTATATGGTGGAGCAGCAGGGGGTGGCAAGAGCTACGCAACACTAGCTGACCCGTTACGAAACTTAAACAGTCCAGACTTTAGTGGGCTACTAGTGCGACACACAACAGAGGAACTAAGGGAGCTTATACAGAAGAGCCAAGAGTTGTACCCTAAAGCTATACCCGGTATTAAGTGGTCTGAGCGTAAGAGCCAGTGGACTACACCTAGAGGCGGTACACTGTGGATGTCTTACCTAGACAGAGACACAGACGTTATGCGCTACCAAGGACAGGCGTTTAACTATGTAGCCTTCGATGAGCTTACCCAATGGCAGACACCCTTCGCTTGGAATTATATGCGCTCAAGATTACGTACTGCAAACAAAGACTTAGGGCTTTATATGAGAGCCACGACAAACCCAGGTGGAAGTGGACACTCTTGGGTAAAGAAAATGTTCATTGACCCTGCAGCACCGAACACTGCATTCTGGGCAACGGACATTGAGACTAGCGAGACATTAAGATACCCCTCAGGGCATAGCAAAGCTGGAACGCCCCTGTTTAAGCGTAAATTTATACCCGCTAGTCTCTTCGACAACCCGTACCTCTCTGAGAGTGGTGACTACGAGGCGATGCTTTTATCACTACCTGAACACCAACGCAAGCAGTTGTTAGAAGGTAACTGGGACGTAAACGAAGGAGCAGCTTTTCCTGAGTTTAATAGACAAATACACGTTGTAGACCCCTACGATATACCTTCAGGGTGGACAAAGTTTAGGGCCTGCGACTACGGTTATGGAAGTTATACAGGCGTTGTCTGGTTTGCTGTGTCACCTAGTGAGCAGCTTATTGTATACAGAGAGTTATATTGTTCTAAGGTTACTGCTACAGATCTAGCTGATTTAATACTAGAGGCTGAACGTAATGATGGTGCAATAAGATACGGTGTGTTAGATAGCTCCCTGTGGCATAAGCGAGGAGACAGCGGCCCGTCCTTGGCTGAGCAGATGAATCAGAAGGGTTGCCGTTGGCGTCCATCTGATAGATCAAGAGGCTCACGGGTTGCAGGTAAAAATGAGCTTCACCGCCGTTTGCAAGTAGATGAGTTTACTGAGGAACCAAGACTCGTTTTCTTCTCTACTTGCACCAACACTGTGGCACAGCTACCTAGCTTGCCTCTAGACAAAAGAAACTTTGAGGATGTGGACACACACGCAGAAGACCACTTGTATGATGCAATAAGATATGGTATAATGACTAGACCAAGAAGTTCTTTATGGGATTTTGATCCTTCAACACAACGAAGCGGTTTTCAAGCTGCTGATTCAACGTTTGGATATTAAGCATGGCAAAAAACGAAAACGGACAGACAGAACTATTTGAGACAGAAGAAGTATCTGTTATTCAAGACGGTGACGAACTTAATACGGGCAGCGTAGTAGACTACATTTATTCTAGGTTTAAACGTGCAGAAGACGCAAGACAAACAGATGAGCTTCGCTGGCTACGTGCTTACCGTAACTACAGGGGCCTGTATGGCTCAGACGTACAATTCACTGAAACGGAGAAGTCTCGTGTCTTTGTTAAGGTAACTAAAACTAAAACACTAGCAGCCTATGGTCAGATCAATGACGTACTATTTGGTAACAACAAGTTTCCGCTTACTGTAAATCCTACAGTCCTACCTGACGGTGTGTCTGATTCCGTACATATTAACATTGACCCTAACGCTGAAGCAGGTCAGGAAGCTCTATCTGCAGCATTTGATGGTGAGCCTAACATATCTTTCTTGTTTGATCCTAATGAGAAACTAAAACCGGGTGAGACTATGTTCACTCGCATGGAGCGACTAGGCCCACTTAAAGACCGCTTGGAGTCCTTAGGCGATAAAGTTATGGAAGGTCCGGGTACTACTGCTAGTACTGTTACATTCCATCCAGCTATGATTGCAGCTAAGAAGATGGAGAAGAAGATACATGACCAACTAGAAGAGAGTGGCGCTAACAAACAACTGCGTCATACATCCTTCGAGATGTCTCTATTTGGTACAGGTATTATGAAGGGGCCGTTTGCCGTAGACAAAGAGTACCCTAACTGGAATGAAGAGTCAGGTGAGTATGACCCTCTAATCAAAACCGTACCATCTACTAGTCATGTATCTATATGGAACTTCTACCCTGACCCAGATGCATACAACATGGATGAAGCTGAGTATGTAGTTGAGCGTCACCGCATGACACGCTCACAGATGCGTGGCCTGAAGTCCCGTCCTTTCTTTCGTGAAGAGTCTATAGATGACGCCATCCGTATGGGTGAGTCTTACGACAAGAAGTACTGGGAGCAGGACATGGAGGATGATGCTACTAACACTGCATCTCCTGAGCGTTATGAGGTACTAGAGTTCTGGGGCTACGTTGATACAGAGATACTAGAAGCTAACGGTGTTCCTATCCCTAAGGAGCTAAAGGATACAGAGCAAGTAAACGTAAATGCTTGGATCTGTAACGGCAAAGTACTACGTCTTGTGCTTAACCCATTCAAGCCTACACGCATACCTTACTACGCAGTACCTTATGAGCTAAACCCATACTCATTTTTCGGTGTAGGTATAGCTGAGAATATGGATGACACACAGACTTTAATGAATGGTTTCATGCGTTTAGCGATTGATAATGCTGCACTTTCTGGTAATTTGATCATTGAGGTTGATGAGACAAACTTGGTTCCGGGCCAAGACTTAAGCGTGTATCCGGGTAAGATTTTCCGCAGGCAGGGGGGTGCTCCGGGTCAAGGCATTTTCGGGACTAAGTTCCCCAACGTTGCAGGCGAGAACATGCAACTATTTGACAAGGCAAGGGTACTAGCAGATGAAAGCACAGGATTTCCTAGCTTTGCACATGGGCAAACTGGCGTTTCAGGGGTTGGAAGGACTGCTTCTGGTATTAGTATGCTTATGTCTGCAGCTAATGGATCTATTAGAAATGTTGTTAAGAATGTAGATGACTACCTCATCGGTCCTCTAGGACGAGCCTTCTTTGCTTTCAACATGCAGTTCAACTTTGATAAGTCCATCAAAGGTGACTTAGAGGTTAAAGCTTCTGGTACTGAAAGCCTAATGGCTAACGAAGTACGCTCACAGCGTTTGATGCAGTTCATAGGTGTAGCATCTAGTCCCACACTGCAGCCATTCGTAAAGTCAGACTATATCATTCGTGAGATAGCTAAGTCTATGGACCTAGACCCAGATAAGGTAACTAACTCTCTGAGTGATGCTGCAATCCAAGCTGAGATCCTTAAGAAGTTCGCACAGCCACCAGCAGCCCCACCAGTGCCTGAAGGCGCTCCTCAGGGGCCTCCTATGCCAGAAACACCCGGCGCACCAGGATCGGCTCCTGGACAGGCTGGGGTATCAGTGAGTGATACTACAGGTGCAGGCGGTGGTAATATCGGTACAGGTACAGCACCTATTCCGGGTGAGCAAGGGTTTACAGGTACATAATCGTGGACAGCCAACTTAAAAAGATAGTAAATGATAAACCTGTATGGGATGCATTAGTTGCAACCTTAAATGATAAGATAAAAGATGTTCACAGAAAGCTAGAGCAAGAGACTACAATGGAGAGTATGTATCGTGCTCAAGGTGAGATTATGGCACTACGTAGATTAACCTATTTAAGGGATGAAGTAAATGGCCCGTCAAAGTAAAAAATTAAAAGAACCACAAGTCCCAGAAATGGATGCTATGCTACTAGAAGAGCAAGTTGATCCTGTGAGTGGTAACACTGCACCTTTAGGGGCCTTGCCTGCTGAAGTACGTGATGACATAGACATTTTAGTAAGTCCCGGTGAGTTTGTAATTAATGCTGCTACTGTTAGGTACTTCGGTCAAGAGTTCTTTGATAGCCTGCAAGACACTGCTGAAGACGGCTGGGAACGTATTGCATCTACAGGTGACTTGCCGTTCCGTGATGATGAACTAGAGTCTGAAGAGGGTGATGATGCGCCTAAAGTAGGCTTTGATGAAGGTGACATAGTTGAGGAGGGTGACGGTCTAGGTAGCATAGACTTTCCTTCTATACCTGAACCTGTAGGCGGCGGCTATGGTGGTTACGGCGGAAGCAGTTCCTCCTCTAGTAGTTACGACTTTAAGGTATACTCCAACGCAGCAGGAAGAGAAGTTCGTGTATACTTCTATAATGGTAGACCGCTAACTAAGATACCTGAAGGCTATGAAGAGGGCGGCACTCAAGGCGATGAAACAGTTGGGGAAGCTGTTGCACGAGTAGTAGAGGCAAAGGATGATGATGATAAGTGGGCTAGACAGGCTGGCGTAAGCTCAGGTGCTACACCTCAAGAAATCTTTAATGCAATGGGCATAACAAAAAATGGTGTAGATAAGAGTGTAGGCTACTGGAACACAAACCCAGATACGTGGACTTCTAGTGATTGGGCAAGCTACAACAAAACGGTAGGTGGCTCATTCCAGATACCCGGTACAGACATTAAGATAGACCCAGCGCAAGCTATTATGACAGGCATAATTAGCACGGCATCTTCTGGTCTGGGTCTTGCTTTTAGTTACGGCATGAACGTAGGCAAAGATAAGATGGCTGCAAAGGCTAATGCGTCAGCCCTAAGTATGATTAATAATGGTATGTACGGAGGATCAGACCCAAGAACTGTTTTAAACACAGCTTACTCAACAGGTCTAATGTTAGGTACAATAACAGAAAACACGAGCTTTAGTGATTGGGCCAAAAAGACTCTTGATAGCCAGACTATACCTGAAGTAAATACAAATCTAATGAATCAAAGTAGACCTATGAATAAAAGTGTAGGACTTGGATGGACAGATAAAATTAATGGAGAACAGTTGTATAATGCCATAGACCTACACAAACAATATACTAGAGACCCCTCTAAGGGTACTGCTACAACATCAGTAGGCGGTTATGTTATAGGTATGATTGGCAGTCAAGGCGGTGGACAGGCTGGGATGTTAGCTGACGCTGACGGCAAAGCTCTCAGAGATCCAATTACAAATGCAGTCATACGTGTAGATGCTCAAGGTAATGCATACGTAATGTCAGGCATGTTGGGTACAAAGAAAACTATTATAGATAAAAATACAATTAAGGGTGCTGTTGATCCTAAAGAAACCTATGTTGAAGGTGTTGATGTTAGACCTGTAATAAGAGGCGATAAACCACCAAAGACTGTAACTCCTGTAGTTCCTGTTATCGCACCGTCTGAGCCTGATAGGTCTCCTGGAGGTGTAGATGCACCGCCCGTTTATAACAGTAACAACGATGACGATGATCCTGTTGTTAAAGAACCTGTTCAGGTTAGCAAGGATGTTGACTTTGACGCCTTTGACGATATGAAAGAAGAAGAAGACCCACCAAAAGAAGACTTTAATCAAAAAATAGACAGGATTAAAAGTGGTGGAGCAGGCGGTTTTGCAGAAGGCGGCTTAGTATCAAGACCCAAGAAGAAGTAAGACTAAATTAACCTATAATAATAATAAGGCTACCCAGCAATAGTTGCTGGCCCCACATAAAGGAAATACAATATGGCTGAACTAGCACAAGTAAAAACACCAAAGAGCGCAGGCTTCGTACAACCTAAGGGTGGTTCAAGCGCAAACAAGCGGCGTATAGAACGAGAAGAAGCAGAACTGAAAGAGCTTATTGAAGGACGGTCCGATGGGAATCAGGAACCCAATAGTGAGGCAGCTACGCCAGCCAAAGTACAAGATGACGGTAATACCAAACAAGAAGAAGCCAACTCTAAAGCTGAAGCACAAGAAGATGCAGCCTTAAGTAGCGAAGAGAAGACATACAAGAAACGCTACAGCGATTTAAGGAACCACTTAAATAAGCAGGCTGAAGAGCTTAAGGCTATGAAGGCACAACTAAATAATTCAGGCGCAGTGCGTCCACCCACCAGCGATGAGAGCATTGAGGCGTGGGCTAACAAGCACCCTGAGATTGCAGGCATAGTTGAGACTATAGCTGAGAAGAAAGCTCAAGAGAAGTTTAACAATGCAGATGAGCGCCTAAAGAAGATTGATGAGATGAATGCTACTGCTGAGCGTACTAAGTCAGAGAATGAGATACGAGCTATGCACTCAGACTTTGATGATCTACGGGGCAGTGATGCATTCCACGACTGGGCTGGCGAACAGCCTAAGTGGGTACAGGACGCTTTGTACGAGAACCAAGATGACCCAAGATCGGTTATTCGTGTTATAGATCTCTACAAGGTAGACAACGGCATGGACATTAAGGGTAAGAAGAAAGACACTAAGAGTGCCGCTTCTGCTGTAATGACCAAACGTACAACTAAACCAGACAACGATGACCCTGCAGGACACATACGTGAGTCTCAGGTAAACCGCATGTCTGCACAAGAATACGAGGCAAACGCAGACTCTATTATGGATTCTATCAGAAGTGGTAAGTTTATTTATGATATTTCTGGGGGTGCACGTTAAAAAGGTATTGACAATACGTAGATAACTGTTATAACTATGTATGTTAACTAAGTAGTGTAAAGCCCTATTCAATAGCTACCTTTACACTATTACTACAAGCAAGCCAAAACTACTAAGATAAGACTTACCTGCTTAAGTACAGGCCCGATAGTTCCACAGTTGGCAAACTGAGAACATATTGCACCCTAGAAAGAACAGCCTCTTACACAGTGTTTAAGCTTAATTATCATAAGCCAAACATCTATGGAGGATTATAATATGGCTTTTTCAACAGCGGCGGGATATGGAAATCTACCTAACGGTAATTTCAGCCCCGTAATTTATTCCAAGCAAGTACAACTTGCATTTCGTAAATCTACGGTATGTGGTGATATTACCAACTCAGACTATTTTGGTGAGATTGCTGCCCAAGGAGATACTGTAAACATTATCAAAGAACCAGAAATTTCTGTGAAAGAATACACTAGGGGTACGCAGGTCACAGCCCAGGATCTTGATGACGAAGATTTCTCATTAGTCATTGATAAAGCTAACTATTTTGCTTTTAAGATGGACGATATTGAGGAAGCGCATTCGCATGTAAATTTCATGGAACTCGCTACTAATCGTGCAGCATATCGTCTTGCTGACCAGTATGACCAAGAAGTCTTAGGCTACTTGTCTGGTTTCAAGCAAGGCTCTCTACACGCTGTAGCAAGCGCAGTCAACACCACAACAAATGGTGACGTTGCTGTAGCTACTGCAGGTACGGACGAATTGTTAAGCACTATGAAGCTAAACAAGGGTAGCTTTGGTAACATCACAACTACATCTGCAGGGGCGCATTCTATTCCCTTGACAGCACGTATGCCGGGTGCTACTTCTCTACCAACTGCTACAGCATCACCAGCAATGGTTGTTGCACGTATGGCTCGCCTTTTGGATCAACAGCAAGTTGACACACAAGGACGCTGGTTAGTAGTCGATCCAGTATTCATGGAGATTCTTCGTGATGAAGATTCACGCTTTATGAATGGCGATTTCGGTGAATCAGGTGGGTTGCGTAATGGCTTGTTCATTAACAACTTCCACGGTTTCCGTGTATACACTTCAAGCAATTTGCCTGCAGTGGGTACTGGTGCTGGTACATCAGGTACAGCAAACCAAAATGCTAATTTCGGCATTATAGTAGCTGGACATGATTCTGCTGTAGCAACTGCTGAGCAGATCAACAAAACGGAAACATATCGTGACCCTGACAGCTTTGCTGACATTGTTAGAGGTATGCATCTATACGGTAGGAAGATTCTTCGTCCAGAAGCAATCGTCACTGCCAAATATAACGCAGCGTAGGGGAGGAAAAACTTATGGCTACTTTAACCACATTTTTAGCGCCTACTCGTGGGACAGGTAATCCTTCGAGAAAGCCCTATATGATCGAAAATACTGTCGATCTTACTGCGAGTGCAGTTGACGCCTCATCTGGTGACATCATCCAAGCACTAACAGTACCTGCTTCAAGTGTTATTCTATGGGCTGGTTTCCAAGTTATGGAAAGCGCCACTATGGATTCAAACACTGACGCAACGGCAATTCTTGGTAACGCTGCAGATAACAACGAGTATGTTGCAGCATTTGATATTGATGGAGCAACAGATCTTGTCTATGCACCATCCGTAGCACCTGCTGGCGTTCTTGTCAATCCTGCAGACGAAACACTAGATCTTACTATTGCAGGTTCAGGGTCAACCTTCACTGCTGGTAAACTACGTGTATTTGCCATGTTGATGGACGTAAGCGAAGTCGGAGACATGACTGCTCAAGAAGTAGATCGTGACCTACTCGCATAAAGACTAAACTTCAGGGGCTGGGAAACTGGCCCCTTTAGCTTACCTTAAGGATATATAATGGCATATGATTATCTAGGCTTAGTTAATGACGTAAA